GTCCTTAACCCCCGGTTCGTCTACGCCTGGATACTTCCTGTTTGCTTGCTCTGTACGCTATACAGACAACCTAACAACAACAACGTCTACAGTTACTTGGAACACAAGCAACGCATACGTTATTGGTGCATCAGGCAATAATGGAACAAATGGCACAAACGGATTAAATGGAACAAGGACTGCAATTCTTGATGTTTACCAATGGTCTGTGAATGCGCCTACAACATTCCCAACAGGATCGTCTACATACACTTGGGCAACAGGTCAATACACAGCACCTTCTGTATTGAATGGCTGGAGTTTGACTCCTCCTGCTGCTGTTCTTGGGCAAACACTTTGGCTTGCTCGAACTTTGTATGCTGACTCAAACGTCTCGGCAACAAGTAGCGTTACTTGGAATGCCAATACAGCAGTTCCTGCTGGTGCTTCTGGATCAAATGGTAATCCTGGTCAAAATGGATCAAGAACAGCTTTCCTTGAGTTGTATCAATGGGCGGCATCTACGCCAACAACTTTTCCATCTGACACATCCACATACACATGGGCTGATGGCTCATTTACTATCCCTACAATTCCAAACGGATGGAGCATAACTCCTGGCTCATCTAGCCCTGGATTTTTCTTGTATGGCTGTTCTGTCCGTTATGCAGACATTTTGACCACAAGTACAACAACCATCACTTGGAACACAAGCAATGCTTACATTGTCGGTGTTGCTGGATCAAACGGAACAGCAGGTACAAACGGATCTAATGGTGCTGCCACCTATGTGATCACTCGTGTTGCTAACGACAGTTCTGCACCAACCAATGCAGAGGTCAGTACCCTGCTTGGCCGTAATCCTGTCGCTGGTGACATTTGTACTGTGTCGTACAACTCTGCCAACAATGCTGCTGTGTACCGATATACAACTGCTTGGGCTTTGTTTCAGACGTACATCACTGGTAGTTTGATTGTTCAAAACACGATCACTGGCGACAAGATTTCTGCCAACACGATTTCCGCTGACAAATTAAGCGTAGATCAATTGGCTGCTGTATCTGCCGATACAGGCGACTTAAATGTCACAGGAACATTTACAGCTAACACAGCAGCTATTAGCAACACTACGATGACGGGTTCAGGTGGTGTGCTTTATTCATCTGGCAACTTTGCCTTTGGTAATTCAAGCACAAATATTTCATTTAATGGCACACAAATGACATTAAATGGAAACGTAGTTGCAACAGGCAATATAAATTTAAATGCGGTAACTTTAACATCAAGTGCTTTTACGGCATCTAATTATCGCAATACTGCTAATGCAACATGGCAAGATGCACAAACTTTAACTATTACAACAAGTGGCAGTCAAGTTTATGTTTCCTCTTCAGGAAATGCTCTTTTAGGAGATGGTCTTGATGGCACTGACAGTGTTGTATATGTTCCAAAGTTTAGGCTTGTTAGAGGTTCAACCGAATTAATGCAATCATCAGCAAATAATCCAGCAATGAGTTTTAGCGATACACCAACAGCAGGAACTTATACATATAGACTGCAAGTCAAAACTGATGTTATTGGATCTCCAAATACATATGCTGGTATTTCTAATCGTTCACTTTTTGCGATTGAGACAAAACGATGATTTACACAATTTACTTTGAAACAACTGGGCAAATTTTAAGAATTGTACAAACAGATAATATTGAATCTCAATTGCAAGATGGTGAAAATTATTTTGAAGGCTCAATAAATGATTCGGAATATTACATTGAAAATGGTGAGGCAATTGAAATTCCACCAAAGCCTAATCAATATTCAATTTTTGATTTTTTTACAAAACAATGGGTTCAAGATGAAAACTTGGCTATTTCTTATGTTTTGCCGAAAAGACAAAAATTACTGTACGCAAGTGATTGGACTCAAATTCCGAATAATCCTTTGACAACAGAACAACAATTAAAATGGTCAACTTATAGGCAAGAACTTAGAGACATTACCTCTCAATCAGGCTATCCATTTAATGTAATTTGGCCTACACCTCCACAAGGATAAATCATGGGATCACCAATTGCACAAGTAGCATCGTCTACACAACCTCAAGGAAAGGGGTTTGCATCTCCACAGCCTAGTCAACAGAACCCTGTAGAGATGGCTGCTCCTGCTGTACAACAGCAAATCCAACAAGGAACTGGGAAAGGTTCTTCAGTAACCTACCCTGGTCAGGGTGGTCAGCCAAAGATGGGTCAACCAAACATGTATCCAAATACTGTTGGACAGTGGGATAATGCGTCTATTCAACCTCAGCAGTCACTTAATAGTGGCGGGAAAAGCAAGGGCTAATTATGGGTGGCGGTAAAGGTAGTTCAACCTCAGCACCAGTAGTAACCGAAGAGCAAAAAGAGCTTTTACGGGCACAAACTGGATTCCTTACTGGTACAGCATTGCCAGAGTATCAAAAGACCATTGGCATGGCTGGTGATGTTTATGGGCAAGTAAGCCCTGCTACGACCACTGCTGCTCAAACGGCAATGAATGTTGCTGGTCGTGCTGGTGCTTTGCAAGAGGCTGGTGGATCTCAAGCTTACTTGCAGGGTATGCAAGGTCTGACAAACCTGTTTAGCCCTGAGTACAAAGAACAGCAGATCCAAGCATCATTGCAACCTGCTCGTGAAGAGATCCGTGAGCAAATGGGTTCTCAGGCTGCTTTGTTTGGTGGTGCTGGTGGTATGGGTTCTTCCCGTCAAGCATTGGCTTCTCGCAACCTTGCAAGCCTTGGTGAGCAGCGTATGGGCTCTGTTGTTGCTCAGACCTCTGCTGGCATTGAAGGGCAACGTCAACGTGCTGCTGAGTCTTTGTTGGGTGCTGGTCAGAGTGGTTTGTCTGCTGCTCAACAATCTGCTGCAAGCCGTATTGGATTTGCTGGTGCGCCACAAGATGTGTTGTCCAAATACGCATCTGTGATCTACGGTACTCCACAGGCATCGACCACACCAAGTTTTACTGGTACACAAGGCCAGAAAACAACCAGCAAGGGCTTCGGCTTCTAAGGGGACATCATGGCAGGAGAAACACCTTTTGGCGCAAGTTTTGGAGATCCTCGTAAGTACATGGGGCAGAGTCCTTTGGCTGAAATTGGCAAGGCTGCAAAAAGTTTTTTAACGGGCTACGCCATTCAAGAATCAGGATTGGAAAAATTTCTTAACGAAAAAGGTGTTAGCAAAAACAAGCAGGGGGGTTATGAATATAAAGCTCCTTCTGGAGCTGTTGCTCCTGTTGGTGCTGCTCCTATCCCTGCTATTCCTCCTCAGATGCAAACTGCACCGATGATGCCCGTATCACCTGCAAACCCTGCTGGTGTAGTTGTAAATCCAATTCCAGGCGCTGAAGTAATGCCACAAGATATTGGTGAGCAAATCTTAAATGGAACATGGACAGGAGCGCCTCCTGTGCAACAACCAACGGCTCCTATCAGTGTCACTAATCCAAATGATTTCAATCCATTGGCTCCTGACGCAAGTAATCAAATGGCTATATCTCCAGATGCTTACAAAAATGTTCCAGGCTACGGCAAACTACAAAAGATTGCTGGTCAATTTATGGGAATGGGATAAACATCATGCAAGAACTTATGCAGCCTCAACCCGCTACTGTACAAAACCCGAATGCAATTGCTGATGCTGCAATTGAAAACAGGGATGTACAGGGCTTAACTCAGATTGCCAAAGACACAATCGGAACTCCTGCTTCTGAAGTGGCAATGCGTCTTGCTCAGACAATTGAAAAGGGCACTGCTGAATTCAATAAGCTTGTTGCTCCAATTGAAAAAGCTGGCGGTGTAGGTACGCCTGAAGGCAATATTCAAGTTGCAAACGTATTTCAAACTACTGCTGACAATCCTAAATTTGGAACGGCTTTGTTGAAATATGTTTTGGGCGACAAAGCGGGTGCTGTAAAACAGATAACTGGTGGTGACATTACCAAGAAGATCAGTTACGACAACAACGGCAATCAAATTGAAGAAACTCACAATGCTCTTGGTGAGGCTTTGTCTTACTTTGATCCAAAGCTTAAACGCAACCTGTCCAAAGAAGAATATGCAGAGCGTGTTGGTGGTATTTCTTCTTGGGAAAACACACTCAAGGGAAAAACAGACGCTTTGACTCGTGCAAAAAGCTCAGAACTTTTTGTTAAAGAAGAAGAGCAAGCCAACAACTGGTATCAATTGCTGCAAGGTCAAAAACCTTTGCTGCAAGAAAACTACAACGTGCTTCAGAAATTTAAAACTGACCTTGATCCCAAGCTGTACAACCAAATTGTTGGCTCTGTTAGTCAGTCTATGGGACAAGCAAGTTCTCAATCAAGCAGCAAAAGCGCATTGAACCAATTAACTGATGCTCTTGCCCGTGGTGAATCTGTAAAAGTTGATGACAGAATTGCCAGTGCATTGCGTTTGAACCCTAAATTGATTGGCACTTCTTTGGAAGTCAAAGGCGATCAGTTGGTCAGCAAGGACAACAACTTTAAAATTGATGCCAGCAAGCTTAAATCCCTGCAAGAAACAGACACTGTCGGATCTGAATCGTCAAAGAATGCTGCTCAAACAATGGCAAGTCTTTCTGAAGCAGAGCGTCTTGGCAAGATAAATCCTGTTGCTGCACAACAATTGCGTAGAGTGATTGAGAACAGTCAACGAATGGGTGTCGAGTTGTCAAATGCTACCGATAAATACGGTAAGCCATCGTTCATTTCTCTTCCAACATCTGCATCGTTTATTGACAAGCAAGCTCAAACTTTGGCTCAATCTCTCACTGGTTTGCAGAACGCAGACCAGATGGAGAACTACATCAAATACCGCCGCAATGCTGTTGATGGTCACACCCGTACCAACACTGTTCCTTTGCCTGGACAGATTGGTACAAACTACACTTTGCAGCCTTTGTCAAGAGAGATCCGCAAGTTCTATGCGGATGAAATTGGCAAAGTAATGAACCAAGAGTTCACTGCAAGACGCACTCCATCTGATACGGCAATTGATGTTAGGTTTCCACAGCAAGAAGCAGCGCCAGCAGCACAACCTGCAAGACCATCTGCTCCTGTTGCACCGCCTAAAGCGCAACCAAAACCAAAAGCCAGACCATCTTTGGCTGATCTTAAAAAACAAGCTGGAGGTTAATGATGGCTGAATTTAATGAAGCTAAATTTCGCTCTGCTGCCAAGGCTGCTGGGTACTCTGATGAAGAGATTAATGCAGAACTGAAGGGTCCTGCACCTGCTGGCGCTGCTCAACCTCCATCTATGGATGACACGTTTGCTGAATCTACTCGTAAGTTGCGTGAAGAGTATGACAAGAAAGTAAAGGAAGCCACTATTTCTGAAATAAGTATTGGTGATCGTACTTTTGAGATACCAACATTTTTTACTTCTCCATTAGGTATTGGAACTGCTATTGCTTCTGGTGTTGGATTAGCAACCACTTTGTATGGTGCTGGCTTTGTTGCGCCAAAAATGTATCAATCAATCAAGGATCGTTGGTTAACAAAGACTCCAGAGATTGACAGGACAATTGATATTCCTCTTGTGGCAACTCCATCTCCAACACCTAATGTCAGTCCAACTCCTTTACAGCAAACTAACCTAACCCCTCAAGAGGTTCAAGCCCGTGCTGATCGTTTGAAGGCTGCACAGCCTGTAGCACCAGTAGCACCTACTATGCCGCCAACTGTTGCCGAGATGGACGCTGCTTTTAAAACAGCCCCTGTAGCCCCTCCTGAGCCTATCTCTACCCCTATTACAGCAGCGCCTATAAATGCTCCTGCTGCAACGCCTACTGTTGGTCCCGGCTCTCCTGTGACAAGTATCGTCAACGATACCGTCAAAGAGATGATCCAACAGACACCAGATTCTGTTACTGGTGCAGCACCAACGCAACCTGTTGCACCTCCTAAAGAACTGCTTACAGGTACTGGTAAACCTGCATTTGCTGGTCAGGGTCCAGAAGCTGCTTTGAACAAAAAGGGTGAGCCTAAGTTTAAGCCTGAGTATGCAGACATCAATGCCGTTCCAAAGGGTTATGCCTTTGTTCCTAACGCTCAATACATTGACACACCTCGTCAAAATATTGGTTTACAGGAATACCTTAAAGCATATACAGAACGCCCCTTCCCACTGACAAACGAACTTGCTATTGAGCAGTCAAAAGAGATCAATAAAATGTTGGGTAGGGCTACTCGTGCTGAAGCCAAGGCTGCTGGTTTGCCTCCTGCTGAGATCACTCCCGGCATTACCAAGAAAACCTCTGCTGGTACAAAGCCTGTACGGGTAGCAGGTACTGTGGGTGCTTTGATGGCTATCACCGACCTTGCCAAAGCAGAAACTCCCGGTCAACGTGGCATGGCAGGGGCTAACCTGCTTGAGGCTGTCCTACCACCAGGATTCATGATGAGTGGTGCTGGTGAAGGCTCTGGCACTGTTCCTAGCGCAGATGCTGCTATGTTGCTTGGAAGTCCTTACGCTCAATCCCCCCTTGCTGTCAAACGTAGGCAAGAACAAGAATATGTTCGTAAAGTTGGTGCTGGTCGTGGTATCGCTCCTCCATCCGCTTACCCGAGATAATCATGGAAAAAGAAGTATCCCATGCAGAGATATACGCTCGACTTATCTTAGTTGAAGAGAAAGTTGACCGTATTGACCACAACACTCAAGGTGTGGTTGCAGCATTCCAAGCAGCATCTGGTGCTTTTTTAGTCCTTGAGACACTCGGTAAGCTTGCAAAGCCAATCATCTACATTGGCGGTTTATGTACTGTTGCTGCTATTTACTGGCAAGCAGTTAAAGATCAATTTAAATGAAAGACTGGACCGTTAGCTTTATTGCTGCGGTCATGGTGGTTGCTTTGATAGCTTGGTGTGCATTTATACTAATCCCGTTTTTTAGGAGCCCGTAATGCTTGCCGAACTTGCTGCTGCTAATGCGGCCTTTGCAGTAATAAAAGGCGCGTTGGCAAATGGCAAGGAACTGTCTTCACTTGGCTCTCGAGTGTTTGACTACTTTGACAACAAGGCGGTGATCCAAGAAAGAGCCACTAAGAAGGGTGGCGGCTCCGACATAGAAGAATTCATGGCGCTGGAGCAACTGAACGCTCAAGAAGTCGAGTTGCGTGAACGGATGGTTTACGCTGGCAGACCCGGCATGTGGGAGGATTGGCAGAAGTTCCAAGCCGCTGCTGCACGTAGACGCAGGGAAGCCAAGGAAGAAGCTGCCAGAGAAGCAAAAAGGCGGCAGCAACAGCTTGAGGACATGGCTGAATACATTGCCATTGGTGTAGGGGTTGTTATCTTGACTGCCCTGCTGGTTGGCGGCATTGTTCTTTACATGAAGCATTTGCGATGAGCGAAAAACCTGAGTCCATCATTGACAAGGTGCTGACCTATGTAGACAGCCCGTTCAAGCTGTTTGCCATCCTCATCATGGGTGTGGTGGCCTTTGCCGGGTACTTTCTGTGGCAGAACCAAGAGTTCATGTTTGATGCGTACAAGGAGTCTAAAAAGCTGCCCGAGATCAACACAGCACGAGCCGATGATGCCAGTTCAATGCTGCTCAAGAAGACGGGGGCTACTGTTGTGGCAGTGTTTAAGGTCAATCCTTTGTTCAACAGTCGTGTGCTGTACAGGGCATACACCAAGGATGGCAGGGACAAAACGATTGAAGACATCGATGTAGGACTGTTCTCTCAAAACACATCCAACAACTCAGATGTGGTCAAGTTGATGACCAACGAAATACCCTGCGGAGAATACCGCTACGCTCAGTCTGAAGTTGGGCTTTGGTATTTAGAAAAGGGGGTGGGGTACACCTGTAGGGTAAGTGTTCCACCTGACTCACATCGTTTTGTAGGCCAGATCACAGTGGGTTGGGCAGAGCAACCACAAAACCTTGATCAAATTCGTTTCATGCTGGAGATTGCCAGCGCCATGTTGACTAAAAGGGGTAATTGATGCTTTCACTATTCTCAACACTTGGGGGTCTGTTGATCTCTGGCCTTCCTAAACTGCTGGAGTACTTTCAAAACAAGGCTGACCAAAAGCACGAACTGGCATTAGCGCAGATGCAGACCGAACGTGAGTTGCAAATGGCTGCTGCTGGTTTTGCTGCTCAATTGAAGATTGAAGAGGTCCGAACCGATCAGATCCAGATGCAGACTGATGCCCAGATGACTGAGGCGGCTCTTGCCCATGATGAAAAGGTGCTTGAAAAGGCCAGTAAATGGGTTGCCAACTATGTCGGCACTGTTCGCCCTACTGTCACTTACATTTTTGTTTTTGAGCTGGTGGCAATCAATGCTTTCATGGCGTTTTATCTTTATCAACAACCTGGGTTAATCACTAGCATTGATGACATCATCCGCTACTCAGATTTAATTTTTAGCGTTGATGAAATGGCAATGCTTGGTGGCATACTAGGGTTTTGGTTTGGCTCTCGTGGCTGGAGCAAGAAGTGAAGTTAAGCAAAGCTGGCCTAGACCTCATGCATCGGTATGAGGGTTTTCGCAATAAACCTTACCTTTGCCCAGCAGACATCTGGACCATTGGTTACGGCCATGTCTTGTACCAGGATCAAATCCGTTTGCCTGTTGTTACTGACAAACCAAACATTGTTATTCGCAAGAAGTATTCACTGAGACAAGGGGACAACCGTGTTTGGTCAAAGCAAGAAATTGATGATCTCTTCAGCAAGGATGTCGCTTCTTTTGAACGTGGTGTTTTACGACTTGTTCCCAGCGTGGTTGGCCGTCAAGGCAGCTTTGACGCTTTGGTCAGCTTTGCCTTTAATGCTGGATTAGGCAACCTTCAACGCTCCACTATTCGCATAAAGGCTAATAGAGGCGATTGGGAGGGTGCTGCTGAGGCTTTTATGTCTTGGACCAAGGGTGGTGGCCGAGTACTGCCAGGACTCGTTAAACGCCGTAAGGCTGAGATTGCCCTATTTCTTCAAGAGTGATACTGGAATGTAGTAGCAAGATTCTGATGTACTTGTTTCTACCCTGACAATTGGAGTACGTGGACTAGTCACTTGTTCAGGGTGACTGAGCCAACGTCGACAGTTTTTGCAATAGTTATCAGGGAACACTGGTTCACACCGACAAACATCAGGCAGCAGGGGTGTCATCTTTGTATTCCAACTCAAGCAACAACTCTAAGTAATGAATGGCCTTGCGTATGTCAGCAGCGCCGTTTTTGGATTTATGTCTAGTGACATATTTCACTACGTTGCCTTCACAAAAGCCTAGATCATTTGCATGGATGTAAACAATGGGCTGGATGCCTTTGTCTTTGTAGTGATTGCCTGAGACTT